CGGGCAATGTTTATGGTTTAGATTTTGTTGGAAATAACGCAGATAACGGGTGGGGGCAAATTGCCACCTATGCCAGTGGGTACTTGTATTGGGGTGTGTCAGCAACTAACGGGGCTTACACAGAGCGTATGCGGCTCACAGCGACCGGGTTAGGCATCGGCACTAGCAGCCCGGGGCAAAAACTGGAAGTCGCAGGAACAATTAAATCCACGGCTGCGAACGGTCTGTTGCTGCAAAACTCAACGTCCACAGGTGCGAATTACATTCGCATGGTTGATAGCGTTCAGAGTTCTTATTTTGGTCAGGAAGATTCGGCAGGTTCAACCTTTGGACTGACGGCGTACTCCACGATCATCTACGGCAACGCTGCCTATCCAATGATTTTTGCGACCAACGGCGCAGAGCGTGCAAGAATCACGGCGGGTGGGGATTTGCTAGTTGGGACAACGACTAGTACATCAAGATTTGTTTCTTACCGAGGCGATGCTGGTTTTAATGGTTTCTTTGATAGTCCAAGCGGCGCTGGCAGTGGTGTATACGCAATTGGTACAAGCCTAGCATCAACGTCTAACAATGCAAATTGCGCGCATTTACGTTGTACGACTCAAGGTGTTGCTACATGGGAACTTCAAGGTAACGGTACGTCTACGTTTTCGTCCGATGAACGCCTTAAAAAGAACATCCAAACAGCACGAAACGGCTATCTTGACGATGTAGAAAAACTCAGGGTTGTCAAATACAACTGGCGCACTGATGATGATTTAACAGCAAAAGAACTAGGTTTAATTGCTCAAGAAGTAGAGCAGGTTTTTCCCGGCTTGGTTGTTGAGGACAGCGTTCCGCTTGGCGATGTTCAAAACCCAAAGGCTATTAAAACTAGTGTTTTGCCGTATATTTTGCTCAAAGCCATCCAAGAACTGAGCGCCAAGAACGATGCCCTTGAAGCCCGACTCGCCGCATTGGAGGCTAAATAATGCCAGTCAACGAAAGTAAGCGACTTGCCAAGGAGCAGGGGCTTAACAAGTTTGACGGCAAACCATGCTCGGTATGCGGCGGGACTCTCCGCTATACGGTGAATAGTTCTTGTGTGCCATGTTCGGCAGTCCAAAACAAAAAGTGGATGACAGATAACTTTAGTGTTCGCAAAAAATATGAGCGAAACTACAGAATTAATAACAAGGACAAGATTGACGCTTGGTTAAAGTCTGAAAGCGGCATTGCCACTAGGAGGCGAACATCGCGCAAAGGCATTGCTAAGGGAAAATCATCATGGATAACAATGATGGGGCGGATGCGAAAGTGGGGTCGCATCGTTAAGTGGGATGAAGAATTAACCGACTTTGCTTGCCGCGAGGCTCACGAATTGGCACGGATGAGAGACAGGGATACAGGGATCAAATGGAGCGTTGACCATATCGTGCCGTTAAAGGGCAAAAAGGTTACAGGGCTGCATACATGGAACAACTTACAGGTTATTCCGTTGCAGAATAATAGGATTAAACACGCGCAGTTTGAGGTTTAAAATGGCTATTAATTACGTTTGGTCTGTCAGCAAAATGGACTGTCTGCCTAATGTGGACGGTCATCAAGATTATGTGATTGTCTGCCACTGGTCTTGCTCCGGCGCAGACGGCGAGTATTCCGGCAGCGTGTACAGCACTTGCTCGCTTCCCGTCGTGGAGGGTGCGTCGTTTGTGCCTTACGCTGACCTGACGCTTGATACCGTCCTCGGATGGATTTGGGCAAACGGCGTAGACAAGGACGCGACAGAGGCGGCGGTGGCGCAGCAGATTGAGAACCAGATCAACCCGCCGGTGGTTTCGCCGCCGATTCCATGGAGCGTTTAATGGAACCCGTCAAACTAGAAATGACCCTTGAAGAAGCGGTCGCTATTGTCAATCTGCTCGGCTCACTGCCCACGGCTCAAGGCGGCTATCCGCTCTGGGCGAAGTTGAAGGAGCAGGTGGAGCCGTTGCTGCCGAAGCCGGAAGCAAGCGAGGGCTGACATGGATGTCCAGATCCTGTTCAACATTGTTGTTGGCATAGCGGGCCTTTTTGGTGGCTGGATACTGAATAACATCAGTCAGTCGATTCGCATACTGGACAAGGACGTTCGCAATATGCCTTTGACTTATGTAACGCAGATTCATTATCAGCGAGACATTGAGGATATTAAGGGCATGTTGGGCAGGATCTTCGACAAGCTTGATGAAAAGGCAGATAAGTAATGGAGATGGGGGTTATTGAAATCCTCATTAAAGCATGGCCAATATTGTTAGCCATCATTACGCTCATCATTGTTCTGGCAAAGCTAGATCTTCGCGTTGCAGTGCTGGAAGAAAAGATGAAGACCTTGTTTGACTTGTTTAACAAAAGGGCAGACAAATGAATATGGAAGCCAAATTTCGCGGGGCTATTAAATCCCGCATGATGTGGGTCAATGCGCTGCTTGCAGTGCTGGGCGGTCTTGAGCTTGTCGGCTCCCATCTGACCACGCTGTACGGCACCGAAGTGGCTGCAACCATTCTGCTTGTTGGCGGTGTGACCAACATGGTGCTTCGCTCCATCACCACCTCGGCGCTTGAAGACAAATGATCCAAGCGCTGATCCCTACTCTTGCGCCGATTCTCGGTAAGGTCATTGGCAATCTGTTCCCCGACCCAGAGCAGAAAGCCAAGGCCGAAGCCGAGATGATGAAGGCCTTGCTCGCGCATCAAGCCGAGATAGAGGGGGCAGCGGCTAAGATCATTCAGACCGAAGCAGCTTCGCAGCATTGGCTGGCTGCTAACTGGCGACCGCTCACCATGTTGGTTTTTGTGTGCCTGATCGTCGCCCGATGGTTTGGGTGGGCAGCGCCGAACCTCTCGGAAGCCGAATACGTCAAACTCTGGAGCATCGTAGAATTTGGACTGGGCGGTTACGTGGTGGGTCGCAGCGTAGAGAAGATTGCGCCGTCTATTGCTGACGCCATGAGGAAGCGGTAATGGACTGGAAGTTTTACCCTAATTTCAAAGCAGAGGAGTTTAACTGCTCCCACTGCGGTGAGAACAAGATGACCCCGGAGTTCATGGGTAAACTCCAGTCATTGCGTAATTCCTATGGTAAGCCCATGCGGGTAACAAGCGGCTACCGTTGCCCGAAGCATCCAATAGAAGCCAAGAAACCGGCTCCCGGTGCGCATGCTTCAGGGTGTGCGTGTGACATAGGAGTAGAAGGAGATGATGCCCATAGACTTCTGAAGTTCGCCATGATCCTAGGATTTACAGGCATCGGCGTTCAGCAGAAGGGGTCTGGCCGGTTTATCCACTTGGATACGCTCACTACGGGAGTGCGGCCTACTGTTTGGTCCTATTGACTTTTTGCTACACTAGAGCCATTTAGTCTTGCCCGACTGGTAAGACGCGGGACTTAGGAGAGGTTTATGCCTGCGTCGATGACATTTACCAGTTTGCAGTCGGACATCCGCAACTACCTTGAACGCGGTGGCGCGACCGACCCTATCGTTTACGAGCAGATTCCCCGGCTGATTACGTTGGCCGAGCGGCGGATTGCCCGTGAACTAAAGATCCAAGGCTTCCAGACAGTGGTCAATACAACCCTGCAATCTGGGGTAGCGGTTTACCCGAAGCCGGATCGGTGGCGCGACACCATCAGCATCAACTACGGCACCGGCACTAATAACAACGTGCACACGCCTGTGTTTGCCCGATCCTACGAGTACATCCGCTCCTACTGGCCGAATGAGACGACTACGGGTGGCCCGCAGTTTTACGCGGACTACGACTACAAGCATTGGATTTTTGCGCCGACCCCGGATGCTAACTATCCGCTGGAGGTGCTGTATTACGAACTGCCGCCGTTGCTGGATGACGCCAACCAGACGAACTGGCTGACCGAGTTTGCGCCGAACCTGTTGCTGTACGGAGCCTTGGTTGAGGCTACGCCATTTGTGAAGGACGACGAGCGCGTCCAGTTGTGGCAGTCCTACTATGACCGGTCGCTGGCGGCGCTTAATGGCGAGGATCTACAGAAGATTGTTGACCGGTCCACGAACCGGCGTGAGGCTTAACCATGACTACAACCTATACGCAGACGTTCGGTGGCACGACGATCTATCCGAGTGATGTCTCGTATCGCTATGTATCGTTAACGATTGATCAGGCGCTTGACTGGCCGTTGGAGTCGGCTCCGACTACGGATGTCGTTTCGGCCATCATGGACGTTAATCCGACGACGACCAGCCTTGTTATTACGATGCCGGATGCGACCGAGGCTTCGACTGGCGAAACGGTTTTGTTTAACAACGTCGGTGCCAGCACATTTACGGTTAAAGACTACGGCGGGACTCAGATTTGTGCGGTTCCGAGTGGCGCAACGTTCCAGATATATCTGACCAACAACAGCACGACGGCTGGCACTTGGCGCTCGTTCCAGTACGGAGCTTCAGCTTCGGCTAGTAATGCTTCTGCGCTGGCTGGTCTTGGCATCAAGGCGATTGCAACGACTCTCAACCAGTCGATGCCGGTCAGCACGTTCAACACAAACTACACCACCGGTAGTAGTGACCGAGCAAAAGTGCTCGTATGGAACGGTGGGGCAGGGACGCTCTCTTTAGGTTCAGCGCCGTCTGTAGGCTCGGACTGGTTCGTTAATGTTCGCAACAGTGGAACAGGCGATCTGGTCATTGATCCTAATAGCTCGGAGTTGATTAATGGAACGGCTACGCTGGTGTTGTCGCCCGGCGACAGTTGTATTGTCGTCACGGATGGCGTGGAGTTTTGGACGATTGGCTTTGGTCAGGCTTCTGTCTATGCCTTCACGCTATTGTCGATTGATATTTCTGGCAGCGGCAACTACACGCTCTCTATCGGAGAGTTGAACAAGACTGCTTACATCTTCACCGGCACGCTGACCGGCGACAGAGAGATCATCGTCCCCAATACGATACAACAGTACTGGGTTAGCAACCAAACTAGTGGCGCATATCAGTTTGGAGTGAGAACCTCTGGTCAAGCATCTCCCGGCGTGACGCTGGCTCAGAATGCGAGAGCCATTTTCTACTGCGATGGCACGGATGTGGTTGACGCTGATACGTCCACGGTTTCGTTGCCTGTGCAGATTTCTCAAGGTGGTACAGGAGCTACGACGGCTTCTAGTGCTCGCACCAACTTGGGAGCAACCACGGTGGGCACCGCAGTATTTACGGCTGCTAGTCAGTCGGCTGCTCAGATTGCCCTTGGTCTTGACCCGATTGAGGGCGGTACGTACTAATGCCGTTGCAGCCGGTTATTGTTCGCTCTGAACCCGGTATCAAGCGCGACGGTACCAAGTTCGAGGGTAATTATTACGTTGATGGACAGTGGGTCCGGTTTCAGCGTGGGTTGCCAAGAAAGATAGGCGGCTTTCGCGCAGTCCAAGATTCTTTGGACAACATTGCGCGTGGCATGTACATCCACAACCACAACTCTTTTACCTATGTCCACATCGGAACATCGGATGGTGTTTTCCGTTTTCGGTTAGATCAGAACAGCTTAGCCAGCAACATCATCAACCGAACTGATCCGGCTTACGTTTCTAACGTCAATGCTTTGTGGCATTTTGATGTGGCGTACAACACCACAACCAATCAGAACGAAATACTGGCTCATGTTTCTAATGACGTTGAGGACATCTCGTCTGATGCTAGCGGACAGCTTTACCGTGGGTACGACAACGGAACAACTCCATTATCCCCAGTTCCACAGGTAACCGTATCGGGCGGCATAGTTGCTTTGGCTCCGTATGTGTTTGCTTATGGCTCCGATGGCTTCGTTCAGTGGAGCCGCGCTGGTTATACGGACGACTGGACTGGAGGTGACTCTGGTGCCGCTCGTGTTACTAGCCAAAAAATCTTAAAAGGTTTGCCGCTTCGCGCTGGTGCAGGCAATGCGCCTGCCGGTCTTTTCTGGTCGTTGGACTCGGTGGTTCGCGCCTCTTACGTTGGCGGATCTGCGGTGTTTCAGTTTGACACGATCACCTCGCAGTCAAGCATCCTCTCTGGCCAAAGCGTCATTGAGTATGACGGCATCTACTTCTGGTGCGGCGTTGACCGATTCTTGATGTTCAACGGTGTCGTGCGTGAGGTGCCAAACAGCCTAAACCTCAACTGGTTCTACGACAACCTGAACTACGCCCAACGGCAAAAAGTTTTTGCATTCAAGATTCCTCGTTGGGGCGAGATCTGGTGGTGTTACCCGCGTGGCAATGCGACCGAGTGTACGCATGCGGTGATCTACAACGTGCGCGAGAATACGTGGTACGACACGGAGTTGCCCGGTGGTGGTCGGTCTGCCGGTCAGTACGCGCAGGTATTTAACTCACCTTTGGCCATTGGGGTCATTGATACGACCGATACGAATTTGCGCGAAACCGAAAACGATGATTTGCGTATTACCGAGAATGGCGACTACCGCATCATTAATAATCAAAAGGGCTACGTGGTTTGGCAGCACGAGTACGGCACCGACGAAATCAACGGCACAGAGATTAGGCCAATTCAGTCGTTTTTTGAAACAGCAGATATGTCGCTAATGACCAGCGAACAACCTCAAAACATGGCGGTTCGCGTTGAGTTCATTGAGCCTGACTTCGTGCAGTCTGGAAACATGACCGTGCGAATTACTGGTCGCGCCAATGCTAGAGCAGGCGAAGTCACAAGCGACCCGCAAACGATCTATTCCAATTTGACTGACCGTCAGCAACAGTTGGTTTATTTCCGCGAGATTCGCCGTGAGTTACGGTTCCGCTTTGAGAGCAACATACTGGGTGGCAACTACCAGATGGGGCAAATTATTGCTCATATCGAACCGGCTACGGGCACGGTCTTGGGAGAGAACCCATGACCCGCTTGGTTGATCCGAGAACCATGCGGCTGCAAGATTGGGCGGACGTAACCGTTTATGATCTTGAGCAGTTTGGCCCAATAGCCCGCTTGGAAAACGAATCTGAGTGGCAGAATTGGGCGGCTGGCATCATTGGCATCAATGGGATTTCCCAGCAGAACCCGCCGTCGCCTTATCAGTATGACGATTGGCGCGAATGGGCAATCCGTTTCTATCAAGTTTTGGATTAGGTGAACTATGGCAAGACGTAAAGAAGCGCGAGAGGATTTGAGCAGGGGCGCGTTGAGCACGGTGGCTCCGCAGCCAGAGGCTCCTTCCACTTCGTATTACACCTACGGAGCTATCCCGTCAGCCACGGTTGCTGCTGATCCTGAAGAAGATCGGCGGCGCATTGCAGAGCAGCAAGAGCAGGCCCGTCGAGCGGAAGAGGCGCGTGTTGCAGAACAGCAACGTCAGCAGCAGTTGGCTGAGATGCAGCGCCAGCAGGCTTTGGCCGCTCAACAAGCGGAGGCCGCTCGACTGGCAGAAGTGGCTCGTCAGCAAGAAGCTGCTCGTGTTGCCGCTCAACGTGCAGAAGCCGAACGTGTTGCTGCTCAAAGGGCTGAGGCCGAACGTGCTGCTGCTCAGCGTGCAGAGGCTCAACGAGTTGCTGCTCAGAAAGCAGAGGCTGCCCGCGTTGCTGCGGAACAACGGCGACAAGCAGATGCTGCTCGTCAGGCCGAGGAAGCCCGACAGGCTCAGATTGCTCGTCAGGCTGAATTAGATCGCTTGGCTCAACAAGAGGCTGCGCGAGTGGCTGCTGAACAAGAGGCTGCGCGTGTTGCGGCCGAGCAGGCTGCGCGAGTACAAGAACCCGTTGGGGCATTGACTGCGGTTTCTACGCCGGAGCCTGTTGGTCCGTCGCCGTTGAGCGTGGCTGAACCCCCTTCTGCACCACCTGCTGCACCACCTGTTGTAACCCAAGAGCCAACTCCAAATATTTTTGTTGAGGGGGCCACTACTCCCGAAAGCACTGGCTTGAACATGGGTGCGCTTGATGAGTTGTTCGCCAACCTGCGTAAGAATCAAGAACTACAAAAGCTGGCACTTGAGCCGGGACTTCTTCAACAGGGTTTCACTGGCACATCTGGTGTTACCACTCCGCCTTCTGGCGCTGGGATACAAGCAACGCCAACTCGCGCTGAAGAGCCTGCTATTGATTTTGAAGTTACGCCAGAGATGGCTGGTGCTTTGCAGGAAGTGGCTAAGCCCGCTGCAATTACCGACGCTGAGAGAGAAGCTGTAACAAGCAATCCTCGCGTGCAGGCCCTTCAGAAAATTAGCGATCAACTCAAAGCAAATGATTTTGCTGGCGCGTTTGATAGCGCTTTGGCTGCGGAACGTGATCTTGGCGGAGACTTTGTTGGAAACATAATTGACTCCAACAAACTTCGTGAATTGCGCGGCCCAATGACGGCTGACGAGATTGCCAAGTTCTACAATGAAATGCCTTCTAAGGTTTTTACAGAGAGATACATTGGTCCCGGCAATGAATTTAGTAAAGAGCAAGCTATCGAGCGAAATGTTGCCGCACTTGGTGGACAGGCTGGCTACGTTGATCCGATGCTGGGGGTTAAAGCCAAGGAGACGCTGCTGAGCAAACTGCCGGTTAAGGAGCTTACCATGTTAGCTGCGGCTGCCATGGGTGCTACTGCAATTCCCGGCTTGTTTGGTGCTGGTGCTGGTAGTGGGGCTGGCGCTGGTGCGGGCGCGGGGGCGGCTGGTGGTGCTGGAGCAGGCGCTGCTGGCGCTGCTGGCGCTGGTGCGCTGACTGGCGTTGTGCCGACTGGCTTGATTCCGGGTGCGGTGAGTGCTGCTGGTCTTGGTACGGCTACGTTCCCGATTGTTGCTAGTGGCGGGTTAACTGCTGCTCAACTTGCCGCTTTAGGCGCTGGCGCGGCAGGTGCTGCGGGTGCTGCAAGTGGTGGCGCTGGCGCAACACCGACTACACCGGCTGAACCGGGTCCTTTAGATGAGGTCGTGGTGACTGGCACGAAGGCTCCGGCTGTGCCGATTGTTCCGCCGGTTGTACCCCCAACTACTACTCCGGTCACATTACCCGAGGCTCCGCCGCAGTTTGAAGAGCCGCCTTTAGAAATTGCTGACGAAACTCCATGGTATTCCGATCCTTTGGATGAAGTTATTGTTCAGACCGGGAAGCCAATTCCTATTGACCTGCCGATTCCGCCATTTGTACCGCCCCTTAGCACTCCGGTGACGTTGCCAGAAGCTCCGCCGCAATTTGAGCCTACGCCGGAAGTGGGTGAAGAACCGCCGGAAGAAGAAGGCCCGCTGGATGAAGTGGTTGTTGAAACAACAAAACCGACGCTACCGGGGTTAGATTTGCCCCCGTTTGTGCCTCCGCTTGAAACGCCAGTTGATTTGCCAACTGAGCCGCCTCAGTTTGAGCCGCCTGCGGAAGAACCTCCGGAGGATGAAGAGCCTCTGGATGAAGTGGTTGTTGAAACAACAAAACCGACGCTGCCGGAGCTTGATTTGCCGCCGATTGTGCCTCCGCTAAAGACTCCCGTGGATCTGCCCGAAAAGCCACCAGAGTTTGACACGCCAACAGAAGCGGAAAATCCGCTGAAGGCGTTGATGGACAAGTACGCCAATCTGGAAAACTTACTGAAACTGCTAGGCGCTTTGGGTGCGGCTGGGGCAAAAACGCCAACGACTCCGGTGACCAAGCCAACAGCCCCAAGTTTGGGCGGTGCGCTGCCGAAGTACGTCTATACCCGCAAGCAATTGAGTCCGGACATTGACTACTACACCTATGGCACGCGGCCAGAGGCTAAGTTCTTTGAAGACTCCATGCAGTTGGAGCAACCGACTCAGCCGCCTTTGGAAGAGGGTCCGCCTGCCAGTACGCCGGAGGAAGATAAGCCCATGGCCACGGGTGGCCTGACCGGGTATGCCGGTGGAGGCTCCAGCCAGACTCGCTATTTTGATGGCCCCGGCTCGGGGCGCGATGACAAGATCCCGGCTCTGCTGAGCGATGGGGAATATGTAATGGATGCAGAAACGCTGGCCCTTTTGGGGGACGGCTCGACCAAGGAGGGTGCTCGGCGCATGGATCAGTTCCGTGCTAATATCCGCAAGCACAAGGGTCGTGCCCTCTCGCGTGGCCAGATTAGTCCGGACGCAAAATCGCCCAACAAGTATATGGGCGGAGGGTTGAGCTAATGAGCGTTGTAGATTTCTTGTTTGAGGGCAGCGCCCCGACACCCGGTACTACTAGCAGCACATCTCAGATTCAGTTGCCAGAGTGGTATACCCAGTACACCACAGACATGCTGGGTCGCGCTAAGGCTGTTGCCGACCTTCCATACGCTCAGTACACCGGGCCGCGCATTGCTGGCTTTACCCCCGATGAAAAGGCTGGGTTTGAGGCTACTAAAGCTGCTGCCACATCGTATCAACCGTTCCTGAAGCAAGCCGGGGCCGAACTAGGCCGAGCCGGAGGTATGAGCGGATTGGGGGCGGCTGCTGAAGACTTTACAACGGCTGCGGGAATGCGTGGAGCCGAAGCGGCTGCGCCTATGTTTACTCGCGCTGCTGGAATGTCTGGGGTCGGCGCGGCCCAACCCATGTTTGCGCAAGGCATCGACGCTCTTCAACGCGCAGGGGCTGGATCGGCACTATCAGCAGCGCAGCCGTATATGTCAGCAGCGGCTCGAACATTCCCCCAAGCGGCTCAGGAGTACATGAATCCCTACATTCAGGGCGTCGTGGAAGAAATTGGCAAGCAGGGCGTTCGCCAGTTGCAGGAAAAATATCTTCCGGCAGTTGGCCAAGAATTTATTAGCGCCGGACAGTTTGGCGTTGGTCCCGGCTCGACCCGCATGGGTGAGTTTGGTGCGCGTGCGTTGCGCGATGTTCAACAGGCGGTTCTGGGCGAACAGGCCAAGGCGCTTCAGGCTGGCTACGGTCAGGCTGCGGACATTTACGGTCGTGATGTGGCTCGCTTGGCGGATCTGGCTGGCACGGCTGGTCAATTGAGCACGGCAGACTACAACCGTCTGCTACAGAGCGGTCAGAGCATTGCTGACATCGGTGCCAAGATGGGTCAGTTGACGGCAGAAGATGCTGCTCGACTGGCCGACATCGGCAAGGCTACGGGTACGCTCACGGCTCAAGACGCGGCCAACTTGGCTCGTATTGGCGAATCCAAGGGCCAGTTGTCTGTTCAGGATGCGCAGGCTCTGCGTGACTTGGCTTCTAAGTACTCAATGCTGGGCGAGACTGAGCAGGCGCTTGGCCTCAAGGGCGCTGAAGCGATTACTGGCGTTGGCGCTAAAGAGCGTGTCATGCAGCAAGCCAACTTGGATCTGGCTTATCAAGACTTCTTGCGTCAAGAAGGGTATTCAAAAGAACAGATCAAGTTTATGTCTGACATTCTCAAGGGCATTAACTTGCCTAAGACGGAGATTTCTACAACGGTTGAGACTCCTGCTCAGCCGGGTGGTGCGTCTGCAATTGAGAAGGCAATTAGTGGCGCGACTGGCATTAAAGAAATTATTGACTTGATTAACAAGTATTTCCCCGGCGGATCTTCTCCGTCAGATGAAACTGGCCAGTATGATCCGGGGCGGATTAACACCAACGATGAAGTTTTTGTTACCCCGACTGAGGGGGGTTGATCATGGAAGACGAAAACGAACTGTACGGCCTTGAGTCGGACTACCTTCCAGAAGAAGAATACACCGAAGACGAGGAGTCTCAGTCTGGGCTTTCGGCTGTACCCTCTGTTGGCGGATTGCGCTCGGAACTCTTTAAGCGTCTCTTAGAGAGAGAAAAGGCCGCGTCTGAATCCGAAAAGCAAGACTTCAACACGGTTCTTAGTACGATTGAGCAGGCCAAACAGCGTCTTCTTGCACAGCCCAGCAAGGGCGAGGAATTGCGCAACATTGCCATGCGTCTGACTCAGCCGCGTAAAGAAAGTGATCCGCGTTTTTACGAGCGACGGAACCTGTATACATTCTTGCGTGACATTGGTGAGTATGGCGGCGAGCAGGCCGAAGCCCGTAAGGAAGCCGAAGCCAAGGCGTTGCAGTTGGACCAACTTGCTGCCAAGTACCGCATGGAGCGTGCTCAGAAGGAAGGTTCGCAAGCTCGACAGTTGATGGCTCAGTATTTCAGAGAGCCGACTCAAGCTCGCGACTCTCGGACTACTGATGAAAAGAACGCGGCTTCTATGGGAATGACGTTAGAAGAATATTTAAATTTTAAAGCAGACTTGATTAAAAAGTCTCGCCCTGAAAAAGCTGAGCCAGATCCAAACAGACCAAGCAGCGTTGTTCAGGCTCGCGTTGCATCTGTTCGTGATCGAAAACTTGCTCCAATTAGCGCAAAGCTAGCATCTGTTTCTCAGGCGCAATCTCTTTTAAAGGCTGCAAAAGAAGGCAGTCCAACAGCAAGCAAGCAGCTAGATAGATTTCTTGCTGGACTGCAAGGTGATAAGCAGTTAAGCGTACTTGAAGTAAATACCATTGCCAATGCTGGCAGCTTCCCAACAAGGGTTGTTAACAGTATTTCTAATTTTTTAAGCGGCATTCCGTCTGACTTGTCTTTAGAAGATAAAGAAAAAGTTCTTTTAGTCATTGAGGACCTGCTTGCGCCTCAATACAACTCTGGAAGAGAAAGCGTATTAGATACTTTTTCTGGGTCAAGCGACATTTCTCAAGAAGCCGTCGAAAGAATTGTTGGAAGAAAATGGCTAACTTCATCCGAAAAGCAACGTATTGCAGCTCAGAAAAAGCGAGCTGAAGATGAAGCTAAGGCAAATAAAAAATCTACTGGTATTACGTTGAGTACCGGCAAAGCTGGCCGACAGACTAATTAATAGGGGCATTAAATGGCTACACCCCATGTTTACACTGTTAATGGCAAAACTTTCGAGTTTGACGAGCCATTGACTCAGGCTGAGCTAGAAGAGTTGAATTCTAAGGTTGGTGGCGCTCCTCAAACTCAGCCGCGACCAGACGTAACGGTCACTCGTATTGGTGATCGTGAAATTGCGCAGCCTGAAGAAACGACTGCCCAAGAACCTGCTGGCGTAACAGAGTATCTTTTGAACGCATTTAAGCGAGGCGTCATTAACGCTCCGGCTGCGTTGGATGCATTGCTTCGCGCTGGCTACGGCAAGATGGCTGCTGCTGAAATGGCCAAGACCGGTGCCATTCCCCAAGAAGAAGTCATGCGTCGCGTGTACGGCATTGGCGAAGAATCTAAGCCTATTATCCAAGCGGCTTCTGAAGCCTTTACTGAGTCTCAAAAGCGAATTGCTCCTGTTTATGAAAAGGTTGGTTTTAAGCCGCCTAAGACTGATATGCGTGCGCCCGGTCCAATCAGTGAAGTGGTTGGCGCTGGTGTAGAGGCCGTTGCTGATCCTACGAGCTATATTGGCGGCGGGGTTGGCCTGCTCAAGACACCTGTTCGTGCTGCTTCCGAGTTCTTGACTGGCGCTTTTGGTGAGATTGGCGGAAAGGCTGGTGAGTCTATTGAGCGTGCCGTTACGGGCGAAGAGTCTACTGGTGTAGGTCGTTTGGCTGGAAGCATCCTTGGCGGCGTTGGAACAGCTGCTCCTAGAGAGGTGGTAACGGACGCTCTTGCTAGAAGCTTGGATCAGATCACGAAGAACCGGAACTTGCTGAAGGGCAAACCGGAAGTGACTGAAACGTATGCTCGTGGTGCTGCAAAGAGTTTGCTTGAACTTGCCGCGAAGGAGCAGGGTGCAGAGTCTGTTGATGCGCTTATTCAGTTGGTTAACGACGCCTCTCAGTTTGTAAACAAGTCCGATGCTCCTCTCGTTATTGCCATGGCCGACAACCCGGTCATTCGCCAGCAAGTAGAGCGACTTGCCAAGATCAACCCGTCTTTCCGCGAAAAGGTTAATCGCGTTGTTCAGCAGGCATCTTCTGACATTCAAGCCAAAAGCGAGAAGATGTTTGGCAAGCCGTATAGCGCTGAAGTTAAGCCAGAAGCCGGACTCAAGGTTGCCCCTGCTGTCCAACGGCAGCGTAAGGACATTGAAGATGAATTAAACAACCTTACCGAGGGTGTCACTCCGGTAATGGACCCTGAGACATTGGGAACTCGAATTGAGGCCCTGATAGAACAACGCAAAAAAGCAGCTAAAAACGAAGTTTCCCCTGATTACGAAAAGCTTTTGGCCGAAGCCAGAGAGGCTGGCGTCAAGATGCCAGTTGAAGGCGTTGAACAGATCTATCAGTTTGTTCGTCAAAACAATCTGCGTGACATCTTTGGCAAGGGCACCAAGGTTGACAGCGACATTATGAAGTTCCTGTCGCCCAAGGAGTTTCCTGTTCCGGGCACCTCAGAAACTGTGCTTGAGCATATTCCCATTTCGTTTGACAACGTAGAGTCTCTAAAGAAGGCAATCAACGGCTTGAAGCGTCAGCGTATGAGTGAAGACTCTATGCGCAAGGTTTTGCAACTTGAAGAGGTTGTGGACGCTGCTCGCGAAACTATTCCGGGTGACTTCAGTAAGCGTCTTAATGACATTGATTTAAAGTACGTTGAGAAAATTGGCATTCCTTTTGGCGCTCAGGGCATTAAAGACGTTGACTCTAAAAAGTATGCAACCCAAGTAGCTCCGGTTATTGTTAAAAATGCCGAGTCTTATAGACAGTTCATTAAAGCCGTTGGCAAAGAGTCTGGCGACCAAATTGCCGAAAATGCGATCATTTCTGAGGTTTACGATAAAGCCGTTAAGGACGGAATGCTTAACGCTGGAAAATTGTCCAAGTACTTAAAGGACAAAAAGGAAATTATTTCGCAGATTCCGGGCCTTGAAGATAAATTGCGGAAGGCCGTTCTGGATGATCGTGAGTTGCGCTCGCGCCTTGGATCGCTAGATAAGGCCGCTAAGGCTGCGGAAGCTCGCGTTGCCAATAACGCTTTGACTCAGTTCGATGCGCCAGACTATTCCACGTTAGCCTCAAATGTCATCAACAATCCTCGTCAACGCCAAAAGATCATGCGCGACATTAAGGACCTTGATGCCGACACTGCCAAGGCTGTTAGAAACGCGCTGCGACTTGAGGTTATTAACCTTGGCCGTCGTAATGCCAACGGATTCATGCAGTACGTCATGGACCCGGCTAACAAGGCTGGCATTGAAGCTGTCTTTGGCGAGGCGTTCCAGCCGTCTTTGCGCAAGTTGGCGTTGTTCTCTGACAAGGTGTCGGCAGCGGACATATCCAAGTTGGGTGTAGCGATTGATCGCAGAGAGCTTGATGCGCTGGCTCAGATCGTGCCGGGTATTGATATTCCTTACCTGTCGTCCACGCTGCGCGACCGCATTACAAGCCTTCCTCAAAAAGTCGTTCGTTTGTTGTCTAAGTACAACAGTTCTCAGCTTGCTACTGCGACCGACGAAGCCATCATGGAATTGATGCTTGACCCTAACGGTGTGCAGAAACTGGCTAACACGGTCACCACCATTAAGTTTGACCTGAGCAACCCGGTGTCGCTTGGAAAGATGGCTGACTCTTTGTCTCGTGTTCTGCCGCGATCTTTTTATACCTCTGGCAAAACGGCCTTGAGTGGCGAGGAACGCGCTCGGGTTGAGCAAGAAGCTCAAAGAGCAGAAGCAGCAGACTTTATTCCCGGCGGCTTTGAGGACAGCGAAGACCTGTCAGCCGAACCCTCTCCAGCGGAAGAGCCTGCGCCATCGCCGCGTGAAGAAGCCGTTGCCCCTCAAGGATACTCGTTTGAAGACTTGACTCCCGAGCAAAAAGAACGCCTTCAAGGATTGATGTCATCTACCCGTAGCCCCGAGATGGGCGGTGGCCTTAATCCAGAGTTCTTGTTAAATGCACAAACTTTTAACGCGACTCCGGTAGAAAAGCGTCGGGAGTTATTCCGGCTTTTGGCCATGAATCAAAGAGCGCATGGCGGCATAGTCAAAAAAGCTCGTGGCGGCAGCGTTGATGCTGAACGTCAGCGTATTGAGGCTGAAATTAAAAAGCATCCTTGGTACTCAGAGTTCTGCAAAGAATTTAATGAATGCCCCAATCTTGGGCAGAACGCTGACTATGATTACATTACGGCTTGGAAAGCTGGCATACGTCCAGAACGTGATCCGTATGACAAGAACCGCTATCACTGGTCGTCAATGACTGGTGACGGAGTAATGCTCAAAAAGCCGGGCCATCCAACCATGTGGAAAACGCTTTTCATGGAGCAGACCGGGAAAAATCCGGACGCCATCGGAATTAAAAGCGAACAGGAAGCTCAGGCTTACATCGACGCCCAGCGCGTCAAAAAAGCTCGCGGCGGATATACACTCCAAGAAGAACTCTTGCTAAGACGGTACGCAAACAGGTAGAGTCAAGCCCATGAAAAAACAGGACAAGTACGTGCCCGTCCAAATTGAAGACGGAAAGTGGTACAGGGTCCGTGGGTACACGCACTCGGAGTGCTGTGATTGCGCGTTGGTCCACAAGGAAGAGTATCGTCTGGTAGATGGGCACCTAGAATGGCGGGCTTCCCGAGACGATAAAGCGACCAATGCTCGCCGCAAAAAACTAGGTATAAAGGTGAATCGTGCCGCAAAAAGTGAGTGATGATGAATTCATTGCAGCGTGGAAAAAACTAGGCGGAGCTAAAGCACTATCAGAATACTTCCAAATGAACGTCCGCGCCGTGCGGACAAGGCGTAGAACTCTTGAGCTTCGATACGGCGTTGTTCTGCAATCCAGAGAAAAGGGGAAGGGAAAAAGCTGGCGAGTCAAAGTCGGTGATAGCCTGACCCAATTAGCCGAGAAGCGTTCCCGTAACTACAAAAACCAGATCGACGAAACGCTACATGATGGCGTTTTAATGATTGCATCCGATGCCCACTACTGGCCGGGTGTCGTGACTAAGGCGCACGAAGCCTTCTGCAAGTTAGCTAAGCAACTTAGTCCGAAAATGGTCATCTTGAATGGCGACATTCTGGACGGCGCTCGAATCTCCCGGCACGCCCGCATCATGTGGGAGAAGCAGCCTGAGTTGAAGGACGAGATCCATACTGTGCAGGATCGCTGCGCTGAGATCGAACGAGCGGCCAAGGGAGCCAAGCTCCTGCGCACCATCGGCAACCATGACTCCCGCTTCGAGAACTACCTCTCAGGCCGCGTAGGCGAGTTTGAAGAGATGTCTGGCATGACCTTGCTGGACTATTTGCCGCGCTGGGAAGCGGGCTGGGCAATCCATTTGAACCGTGAGCAGGATGACTGGCTGTGCGTCCGGCATCGACCCGTAGCCGGGGGGGTTCACTCGTCCTACAACTCAACCCTTAAAGCGGGTGTCTCGTATGTTCACGGGCACATGCACCAGTTGAAGGTTACGCCGTGGGCGGACTATCGCGGTCGGAGATATGGCGTAGACACCGGGACGCTGGCGGAACCATACGGCCCGCAGTTCAACTACACTGAAGCCAGTCCGGTCAATTGGGCATCGGGGTTTGCCGTCATTACCTTTGTGGGCGGTAAGATGCTTCAGCCTGAACTGTGCGTCGTTGAACATGGCAAAGCATGGTTCCGTGGTAAGGCGGTCTAAGGGAATCTTACACCGTCTGTTTCGACTTTCTGGCCCTGAAGCGACTCGACGTAAGCCGTCACGATGGCTTCGATGAACTCGTCGAACTGGTCTGGCTTGAACTCCAGAAAGTTGTAGACCCCGGATGCTTCGATGAAGTGCCCCGCAGCCGCAGAAGCATCGTTAAGCGCGATCTTTTCGTTGGGTGATTTGTCGATCATATAGTCATCCATGCACTGCATTGAACAGAGACGCGCTTTGCGACGGAGCACCCCCGGCGGCGGCAGATACAGGAACCCCCGAGCCTCCCGCTTGCACATGGGGCATAAACCGAAACTCGACAACTTCTGTGTACTTGCCATTTTTGCGAACTTGAATCTCTGTGGGTTTCATCAACGTGTCGGCTCGTCCTAAGGCATCGGCGGTACTGGATGGCAGAATCCCCGGCCCCGGCATGCGTCTACGCCACCACTTGAGGGCTTTCTCCCGAGGGTAGCCCTTGTGGTCAAACAGAACCCACTCGCTATAAACGGCTAGTCCGCAGCGGTATTCGACCCGCACCGAGTCAGGCTTACCGGCCTTTTTGTGCATACGATAAGACACCGCGTTAACTTTCAACCAAGTGGCCGGAGCGTTCATGCTCATCGCTGGCAGTGTTGTTGCCGTCTTTTCAATTTCAGGCGGCTTGACCGGCCATACGTAACCGCAATCAGGGCAGTCCGCGCACCCGGCAAAGACGATGCTCTTACACTCGGGACAGGTCTTAACCGGCGCTACACCCTCTCCGTCGTTCTTGCGAGGCTTCTTCGGATTAACCCGGTCCACCGGCCCGTGACGAGCGATATTGCCCGCAAAGTCCAAAACCAAACAGTCGTCCT